CTAATACATTAATAACATTAGGAATAATAGGGTAAAACTTTAGTTCTAATGCAGATGAATCTTCTTTAGTTAGTGTTTCAATAAGATCAGCATACTCAGGATCTTCTTCTACTATATAGTCAGTACGGTCAATTATACCTTTAGCAAGTTTGTAGTTCTTCATTAAACGTCTTGCGTTACGTCTAATTTGCTTCATACCTTGCCATTCTAGCCAATCAAGATTCCAAGCAGCCCAATCCTCGTTCTTTTCTTTCTTAGGAATAAACTGTACAGGTTGAGTTAAAGTACCCATCCTATTATGTTCTGCTTTAGCTCCTGCTTTGAGCTGCATTGCGTTATATAATTGCATCTTCTGTAATATTAATTGTGTAGTTTTCTTCTAACTCTTCAAAGTTTATATCCAATATTTCCTCTTCAGTTTCATACTCCCAATATAAGTAATTGATTGTCAGAGGTTTGAGTTCAGTAGTACTAATAGTGTATACCATTATTTTATATTTTTAAATGCTCTCTTAGGTTTGCTCATTCCAGATGAAGGTCTAGAACCACCAATATGTCTAAAAGGGCTCACTTTAAATTTATACAAATTTGCTGTATTTTCCAAAGATTTGTTTGATTGCTCCTTTCTTTTTACATATCCACGATTAGCTTGTTGTACAGTGGCAAATGCAATAAGTGCACAAAATGAAACTAAACGGTCAACGTTTAAACCTGGGTGGTATGCCAACATCTCCTTTAATAACATAGGATCTGGTATTCTTGTTACCCCATATGTCTTATGTACCACTTTACCTTCATTAGTGGTTACGTTATCTAATTCTTCTTTTAAATATTCTATTGCATAGGATATTAAATGATTCTTAAATAATGTACCTGTGTTTCTCCAACCATATTCTTGGTGTACAGATCTATTAGAATTAAGATCTTTTAAGAATAACATCTGGTCTTTCGTTACAAGGTGTCTTTGTTTCTTTACAGACATCATATATTGTATGAACAAAGAAACGTTATTTTCCACAACTGTCCATGCATTATACCATTCTATAATTAACTCTAATCTTTCATGTGTTTTCTTTATATCATCAAATCTACCACACCAAGCTGCAACAATACCGTCTTGCTCTATCTCCACTTTTATTTCCTGACCATCATCAATAGTTGTTTCAATTGGTGATTTATATACGTAAATAGAACATAATGAATCACTTGTACTTGTTTTACCTTCACCCACCGGGTCAATAGATGCATAATACATACCAAAGCTTGGGTTAGATTTAGGTCTTTCCCACACAACTAAACAACCTTCTTTATCTTCTGCTGTTTTAGATATAGGAAAATCTTTAATAGGTTGCTTATTAGAATTCTTAATCCCAATACTTCCAGTATCTTCTCTGTATAATTCTAATAACTCATAAGGATATTCTTTATCTTCAGTTCTTTTTAGCTGTGCTGTAACTAAATGCACAGGAAAAATAGATTCTTTTCTATAAGCAAAAGCTTCTTTAATATTTGTTGGTTTCTGAGATATTCTTAATTGATATTGTTCAGGTGGTAATTCCTTCTTCATTTTAACCCTTTCTAATCTAATAGCATCTAATGCTTCAGATGTAAGAGAATTACCCCATTTATCAATATATGGAGGCATAGACCATTGTTCTGGTATAAATAACCCCGCATTACCTATAGTACCGTTCTCATCTATAAGATCAGTTTCTACATAATAAATATCATTTCTTTCAGGATTCATTATCAAATCCTTCAATGGCTCACATTGATCCAAGTCTCCGACAGAACCTGCAGCTATAAACATACCTGTAGTTATCATACCTGATTGTAATGCAGGTCTCATATATTCATATGTCTGATTTAACTTAGGTGCAATACCCGCCTCTTCATAAAAGAAATACTTTGTAGGACCACCGACACCAGATGTAGCAGATTTCTCAAAGGACATACCTTGAATTGTACCTTTTAAACCCACTTCATTCTTACGATCACCCTTTCTCACTTCAATTTTCTGCTGCCATAATAAAACCTTTGATGGATTCATAGGTCTATACCATGCAGTATGTTCATTTAAAAACGCAGCATATTCATCCAAAAACTTCCATGAACCCTTGTCATTAATATAATCCTTTAGTGATGCACCTATTTTAAGAGTTACCCCCGGTTCAAACCACAATTGATTTAATAACTTCGCTATATGGAAGTATGAACTAGCAATCTGACGTTTCTTTAAAATAGCTGAATGCTTATAATGCAACTCAGCTAGTAGCTCATAGAGTGCCATGTGATACTGAGCATCTCTAATCTTAGCAAATCCAAACTTCTGTATCTCTTTATTAAAGATAGGTAGGAAGTTTAACCACATATAATAATCCCTAGTAATGTACCAAGATACATTATCAGAGTGAACCAGTATTCCGTTTTGACATCTTCTTTTTTGCTCATTCCAATATTCTATAAAATCTCTTGATTTAAATGGTGCTATACAATAAACACCATCTTTTTCAAACTTTCTTGCTTCCTCATTAAAGATAAAAGAATCTTCATTAAAAGCATACTTACCCGGCTCACTAAACAAAGTAAGAATATAATCTCTAAATTCTTCTCTTGTTTCAAAGTCAGTGGTATACCACTCACCATTCTTCCAAGTAGGTACACTAATATAAATCTCACTCATTTACCACAGATTTTACATTTTCAAATTTACCTTCGGCTTTAACAATAATAAACATTAATGTATCTATGTTTTTAGATTTAATATATTCATTACCAGTACCGTTAAAATAATCATCTTTACTTTCTCTAGTAAATGCATACCAAAGTTTTTCATATTCGTTGTAATGAAACAACCATTCATATAAATAATTTGTTGTCATATATTATTGATCATAAGCTAAACCTTGCCCACCACGTACTTGGCTTTGTTGTTCTTCAGCCAAATCTTTATAGGCACCTTTAAATGAATCTCTTATATTCTGGAATTTAGCAGCTGCGTTTATCAAAGCTGTAATATTACCATCTCTACCATGCTCTATCTGAGTAGTCTCCATATAACGAGCTAATCTATCAAGCATAGCTTTTATCCCCATATATGCTCTATATGTAGGTGTTTCATATAATTTTTTGCACATTGTTAATGCACGTATAACTAAATCATCTTCTACAGAAAACTCAGCTTCCACTTCTTGCAAGATCAATTCTTCTTTCTCATGCTCTACAGCATTAAAAAAAGGATTAAGATCAGGATTAGGACAAGTCATATAAAACAGATATGCATATATCTTCATATACTCATCTGGATATTCGTCCATTATATCTTTTAAAAACTTTAAAGTGTAACAGTGTTCTGTTGGAACCACCTTCTTATTATTTATATCAAATAATCTAGTTTGCATTTTGCTTGTCTTTAATTAAATTAACCACTTCTTCTTTCAAATAGGGTACTTCATAAGGCACAATCTTTTTAACAATTGGTTCTCCGTTAATATCACGTGCAATAATAGGTGCACCTAAATGATCTAACCCCTCTTCAAAAAACAAAACATGGTGTAAAGTAAGTTTACCAGGTTTCAATTTAGGGTTATGCTTCAACATAATATACATATAAGTAGATAACTGCAAAGCATAGTGATTATAATTACAATCATCCAAGTGTGAAACAGGACCAAGCATTTTTTGAGACTTACCTTCCCAATTAACGTATGATTCAGTTTTAATTTCTTTGTTCGTCTTGTAATCTAGAATATTTATTTTCCCGTCCAAAACGCTCACTAAATCTGATTGTCCACACAACCCTACAGATTTAAGATACACAAAATGTTCTGGATACACACCATCTTGTAATTTTTGAGGTGGTGCTACTTTACCATCGTCATCCTGTATTGGATTAATAACTGGTAGTTCTTTACCATCTCTAGATATACTATCAATCATTAACAAATCAGCTTCTCTCTGATTGTGATACCAATTACCACGATCAATAGCATTATCTGCCTGATGCTTCCATGCATCCAATATCTCATCAACAGTCATACCATACCACTTTGATTTCTTAGACTTAGACACTTTAGTGGCTACGCCTACCTTATCAAAAGGCATCTTGTATTTACCTACAAATGATGTTACAGATGTCCATTGAATATTCTCATTAGGATCTAATGATATATACTCATGTTTTTCAGGTTTAAATATTACACTCATTTTGAATTTAATTTTTCTTCTTCCTCTTCAGTCATCAATGCTTTCCATTTTCCAGCAGGACATTCAGAAGATAAAGATCTAGTTTTAAAATATAAAGAACACCCGCATAGTGAACAACATGGTTGTGACCCCGGGGCTAAACAATCCTTACCTTCATGATCAATATCCTCACAAGAAAAACAAATAGCATTTCTCTCCTCAGCTACATGCTCAACATAATCATTATCAATAATAGAATTGATTATTCCTTCTACTATCTGAGTAAAATTATTTATTATCGTTTTTATTTTGTCTAAAAGATTTCTTTTTTTCATTTCTTTCGTCAATATGTTTTTTAAGTTCAATCATTTTTGCATAT